TCCAGTGTTGCCCCCGTGCGGACATTCAGGCTAATCGGCGACTCCGTATTGGATAAGTCGATGGCCACGTACACCTCTCCCACATATGCCGCAGATGTGGTCGGGACGTCCATCGTCTGGGCCGTGATGTGAAAGAGCCTCCCCAGGAGGATTCCCACTCCATCCGAGATCCGGATTGCCTGGGATCCAGATGCAGAGGCTCCGCATCCATATATGATTCCGCCCGCCCCTGTGGCCGCCTGCACCATCATGGCGTGGTCCTGAGCGGACAGCTGTACGCCGTCATTAGTTATAAGTCTAATCAATTTAGACTCCTTTCCGGATCAGGTCTGTGATATCCAAACGCATGGCGCCATAGACCAGCGTTGTATACTCTCCTACCGTTTTCCCTGTCAGAATACTTTTATATGCTTTTCCAGCTTTTATGATCGTTGTCCTTTCTCCGATCCGCCTCAGGTAAGGTTTCACCAGATGGTCCGTATTGGCCACATCGACTTCGATCAGATTGCTTATGTCAATGTCTCCGAAGGTTTCCTCCGCGGCGTCCGCTGCCGCCTGAGCAAACGTCTGACCGCTCGATACGCTTACAATCTCTATGCTCCTCGCAACCGGTATGATCCTGTTTGTGTTATTCGTGTCATACGTGCGGTCCGGGTGAAGGTAATAGATTATCTTATTATAGTTGGCATCGTTATAAACGATCAGTTTATTGATATTGTTCGACGTCTCTGCCACCGTCGTACGGCATTCAAAAACGTTTGGGAGGTCCGCCTCTATTGTGACGACCTCCGCCACTTTTCTAACCGTAAGTTCTATTGTTTTTGCCTGTGGATCTGCTTCCACCTCAATGGCTACGCCGTATTTACTGAGGGCCGGCGCTATCAGAGCATCGTAGAAATCCACAACGCAATACTTGCCGCCTTCCGTATCAGGTTTCAAGCTGAACGTGAATCTCGTCGATGTTTCCGTCCTTATAGAGAGGCCGCTTATATTCTGCAGCGCATCCGAATTGGAAACGAATACGTTCTGCACATAATGTGCAATCGTCTCTTCCAGCGGCGTGTTTTTCTGATACGTCGTATCAAAAAGAATCGGTACCGCAAAGGCGGCCAGGAAGTGTCGGTAATATACCGTTGTGATCCCCTCCTGGTCATTCCCCACCGAAGAGATCACCCCAAAAAAATCGTAATCTTCTCCTGTGATCCTGATGAACTGCCCTTCCTGCAGAGCAGACGTTTTCTTTACCTGGCAGGTGTTGTCCACCGGGCTCAGATAATCCACCCTGTATTCCGGTCTTTCGACGGAATCGTGGAAGACGCAGAGATACGTTCTGTCGAAGACCTCAATATTATACAGAGACATATTCTATTCTTCCTTTCAGGCGGATCTTAACATTTTCCCCGGCCGAGACCACGACGCGGTTTCTTCCTCTCTGGAGGTAAATAAACCGTTTCGTCGAAAAGTCCGACGCGTTGTAAAGGTCCCTGACATATTGGTCATACTTGTCATACTCCACAATGGAGCACTCCCCTCCCGAAGAACTGATCACTACGTGTCCGTCTGCAGGAATCTCCGCCGTGATGGCCCCGGTCCCCACCAGCTCCCCGTTTGCGTAATGTCTCCAGGAAGGATTTGAACAAGGGCCGTATATGTACAGCTCCGCAGGCGAGTCATCTTCAGCCTCGTTCCTCGTCGAAATTTCCATTTTTGCCACTGACGCATAACGGAAAGGATAAGTCAGCGGGTATGTGTCCGGCTCCGTTTCCTCCATCGGTGTGACTGTCGCTTCGATCTCACTGTACCAGGCTGAAAGCGGCGTGAATGTCACGGACGTGTCATACGTCCCCGTCCTTTCCTTCTCGTCTTTTGCCACCGATGTAACAAGCACCCTCCGTTTGAATTCCTCTCCCGTTTCATCGTGCTTATAGACAAGCGTGAGCTCTCCGCTTCTGGCGAATAGCACGAATTTTCTGTACTGAGAGTCCGTCTTGAAACGAATCTTTCCTGTCATGGGCTTCTGCTGCAGGTTGCTGTCCAAAAGGATCCAGTTCCTTCCCCGCCTCTGGTAGGTGTTCTCCATGTCGTATCCAAGGCCTTTTTCCCCTCGGAAAAAGTGGTCCAGCGAATTCAGGTCGAACGTCTCGCCCGTTTTGTCGATCAATTTAAAAAATCTCATTTACGCGCAAGCACCCCCATTTTTCTGCTGATCCTCGGCAGGAGCCTTCCGGCCACTGTCTCGCCGTCCATCTGAATCACATGCCCTTCTTCCAGAAGGTCCACGCACCTCTGTACAGCATTTATTAAGACCGTCAATTCGCTGCTCTGAGAGCCTTTGTTTTCCGTCCTGGAACTGCCCGCCTCCGTCTCTTCCGGCCTTATTCCGAGCCTCTTTCCAGCCTCCTTGTACAATTTAAGTGCTCTCGCCCGGTCGCCCTCCAACGGGATTACAGCTTCTGCTTTATTTCCTTCAGCGATCCATGAGAGCGTTTCTTTTTCGATGATGTTACCCTGTGCGTTATGCTGCACGCCACCCGTCACGGAGCTGACGTTGCTCTGTACCTTTGCATAGATCGTTAACGGATGGTTTGAAAGATATGCCTGCATTGCAGAGCGTCCCTGCTGTGCCGCCCCCGTCCACGAAGGCGTCTTCATTCCCGGAGCTGTCAGTCTGCTGGATTTGGTCTTCGAATCCATCCCGGATATCCCCGTCTGGGCCTGAACTGTAAAATCAGGGTCAGACATATCAGGTGCTTCCAAAGTAGAGCCGGACGTGATCTTTCCCATCTCCTTGACGCCTGTCTGTACCTGTCCGGAATAATCCGTTTCTTCCATTTCGGGAGCCGGCAGTGTGGCGCCCTGGGCTTCCGCCTGCATGGCTCCTATCTCTGCCTGGATAACTGCAGCATATTCCGGGTCCTTCATGAGTGGCGCCATGATCGGGCTGTTGAGCATCTGGTCATTCATGGCCCCGATCATGCCTGTTGCCAGGAGCCGTGCATGTGTGTCGGCCGCTGCCTGTTGGGCCTGAAGGCCCGCCGCATACTGATTTGAGAAGTTCTGCGCCGCCTGTGTGCCCGCTTCGGATGCCGCCGAAGGAATACCCGCAAAGACTTCCGCTGCCGCCCCTACAGACTCAGGAGTGCCCTCTGCAAGGGTATCCATGACCTGGTTGAGACCGTCCAGCGTCGCCTGGGCTTCCGCCGCCGCTCCGGCCGCTTCGTCCAGTGCTCCTTTGGTCTCGGACACCTGCTGTTTTGCTTCGGTCCATGCCCTGGTTGCTTCGATCAGCTCCGCACTTGTGCCGTACATCCCGGCATTCTTGCGGTCCGCCTCTTTTGCCCGCTCCTCGTTATATGATTTTTCAGCATCTGCCACCCGCTGGATGGCCGCAGCATACTCTGATGCGGCAGATTCGGCTACCTGATTGGCTGTGGCGGCATTCTGCATGGCTTCCGCATACTGGCTTGAAACAGCCTGCTGTATGGCCTGCTGCTTCATCATTTCGATATTCGATGCGATCGCCTTGTTGATGTCCTCCAGGGACTGTGCAGCGCCTTCAGAGTTCTGGATAAATCCATCTGCCGTAACGCTGTAGCTGGTCCCCATGGCCTGATTCAGTTCGTTGAGAATATAATTGGCTGTCGATTCACAGCCCTCTTTGACTTTGCCTTCAGCGTCAACAACTTCTCCCAGCTTCTCCTTCCACTTGCCCAGCTCCGCGCCTGTGTACTGTAATGAGGATCCCTGAGATCCGAGAGATCCCAGGAGATTGTCGTTTGCCGTCTGTACATCTTCGATAGAGTCTTTCAGCTCCTTCATGCGGCTGTTGTATGCCTGAGTCTCCTCGCTGGACTGGTTAGCGGCCGCTGTGAACGCGATAGCGCCCGCTGCAAGCAATCCGATTACAGCTGCCAGCTGGCCTGCAGGAGAGGCAAGAAAAGCCGCATTCAGGCCCATTTGGGCCGCCGTGGCGGTCTCTGTGGCCGCCGCCTCCGCTCCTTTTGCGGCTGCGTCAGCCGTCGAAGCCGCCGCGCTTGCGGATGATGCTGATGCCGTCAGTCCCAGCTTTACGGTCAGCTGAGCAATCCCGCCCACCAGGGACCCGACTCCTTTGGAGATCTTTCCCGTGATGCTCATGACCGGCCCCGCTGCCGCTACGATCGCTCCGATCTTAACAATCTGCTCTTTTTCTTCATCTGAAAGCCCATTGAATGTTTCCGTGGCGTTTTCAATGGCCCCGGCCATGCTGTCAATGGCAGGCATGGCCGTATCCAGGATGGAATCACCCAGCTCAATTCCGGATGTTTTCATCCGGTTCATGGCCTTTGTGAATTTGGTCGATGTGGTTCCTGAGACCTTCTGAAATGCCTCGTCAGTTGCGCCGGCGACATCGCCCATCGTCTGCAGAGTCTTCGTAAATTCGACTCCTCCGTCATTAGTCAATGTCAAAGCCGCCTTTCCGGCCCTCACATTCCCGAACATATCCGCCATCGTGACGTTGTCTTCTGCGGCCTGTTCGTTGACCAGAGCCAGGACATCCGATAGTGATTTACCCTCTCCCATGAGTTCTACGAAGGATTTGCCGGTTTTTTCTTTCAGAACATCGCTGGCTGTTGTCCCGGATTTGCCCAGTTCGTTGAGCATCCCATTGATGTATGTGGTTGCCTCCGCAGTGCTGATGCCGTTTTTTGTCATGACGACATATGCGCTTGCCAGCTGCTCCAGGCTCACGCCGAAGGCGGACGCTGTGGGAATCGCCGATCCCATGCTGGAAGCCAGTTCTGCCACCGTCGTTTTGCCCAAATTCTGGGTATTGATCAGTATGTCAGAGACGTTGGCCGTCTCTTCGGCGCTCTTCCCATAGGCGTTGAGGATCGTTGTCAGCACGTCCAGAGCGGCCGCAGAGTCCGTAAAACCGGCCTTGGCCAGCCTTGTAGATTCTGCGACGAATGCAACAGCGTCCCCAGTGCTTCGGCCGGCAGAAATGGCAGAATAGACGTTTTCCGCTATTTCTGCGGCACTTATCCCGGTCTGATTTGACAGGTCCTTGATCTGCTGCTCCAGCTGATCAAGAGGAACCTCCGTCGTGTCCGCGATGGTGGACACTTTAGCCATGGAATCCTCAAATTTCATGGCCATGCCTGTTGCGGCCGCGCCCGCTGCCACGATTGGAGCAGTTACGCCCTTTGTCAACTTGCCGCCGACGTTTTCCATGGCTTCGCCAGCTGATTTAAGCTTGCGGGCCATTTCCTCCAGGGCAATGTTGTGACGCTTCAGCTGGGCCTCACAGTCTGCCAGCTGATTCTCGTATTTGCTCAGCTGACGCTGTGCCGTCTTCAGCTGATTTTCTTTCTTCTTGATTGCCTCTTCATCGCGGTTCTCTGCATTCTTGAGTTCCTCCAGCTCTCTTTTGAGTATGGAGACCTTGTCTTTGTACGTCTCCATCGCTCCCTGAAGGTATTTCTGCCTGTCCTGCAGCTTTTGTACGGCTGTCGTGTTCTTGTCATACGCGCTCTGGGAGGCTTTCAGCTCTGCCTGCAGGCGGCGCATTTCTTCCCCGCACGCCTGCAGGGTCTGTTTAAAGTCGGCAGCGCCTTCAGCCGTCAGCCGGAGGCCTACCCGTTTCAGATCATCCATTCAGCCGCTCCCTCCACTCTTTATAACTGAGGTTCCCTGTCTGGCTGTGAAGAAAGAGCTCCCACTCCCGCCTTTCAACCTCTTTATCTGTTTCTGCAGTGTCCGCTTCTATCACGTACAGGATGAACGGATACACCTTTCCCGCTGCCCGCATTGCCCCAATCGGGTCAGCGTAACGGTGGAAGAGAAGATCCGTAAGTTTTACAAGGCCGTACTGATCAGCCGCGACACCTCCGTAAAAAAATCCCAGGTCTCCTCCCTTGCGATAAAGGCATGCAGGAGGGCCACGAACTCCCCCGCTTCCAGTTCTCCAATCTCCCGCGAAGTCTTCCCGGAAGCCCTCGCCAGAAGGTCATACAGCTCCTGTTTCACCGCTTCGATATTGACCAGGACAATATTCATGAGCTTGAGCGATGCTGCTGAAACGTTGATATCCCGGAGCATTTCCGGGTCATCTTTCAGCGCCATAATTTTTTCCAGCGTGTCTTTATCAAGGCTTGAAAAGAATCGGCCGACTCCGATTTTCCCGATCATCTGAGCCATGATAAATACGTCATCCGCTTTTAACGGATTAAGCACAAAAACGGGAACGGCCTTGGCCGCTCCCGTGATCTTATTTTTCACTTATTCTTTTTCTCAGGGATTTGTGTTGGAAGGGATCAGAGCTTTGATCCCTGCCAGAGTCATCACAGGAGCTGCGAAGAACGCTTCTTCTGTGATTCCGGCGTAGGTGGAGTCGCTTGTATCTACGCCTGCCACAATGTCATGTGCCTCGTTGAACGGATATGCCCTGAATGTGTAAGTGTCCGTCTGGGTCTTGTGCGAAGACTCGGACGTTCCTGTTCTGTCCGTATTATCAACGAGCTTGCACTTGGGATACCAGCGCATGTCTCTGGTTCCGTCCTTCTTGATGACCGGGATACCGTATGCAAAGTAGGGTCTGACCCTGTTTCCTCCGCCCAGGTATGCGCCACCATCGGTATTGTTGCCTTTCATTTTTGCTGCAATTTTGGGATCGACAGCGATCTGCTCCACGGTAAGATCTGTATACTGGGTTTTTGTGTCAGCATCATAGATTCCTCCGGAAGCGTAATCCTCGTAGGAATCGTTGTTGTCTGCTGCCTCAACATTGACTACCGTCGGGCATTTAGTCACATCGTCCTCAAAATTCTGTGTCCACTCTTCGCCTTCCATGACGTTGAATGTAATGTACTGTGCCCCTACCGTAAGTTTTACAGGAGGCTTGCTCTGTGTAATGGACATTTTTATCTCCTTTACAAAAGATTGATATACTGTTGAACGAGTCGCACATATCTGCTCTCGTTCTGTTTCCATGTCGGCCTGAAGTGAGGCTGGGCGCGCATCCCTTTATGCGGGTGCTGGCCATGCTCCACGTAAGGGCCATACGGGACGCCCCATCCGACATAGACTCCGGCCTGATCCGATTCGTAGTTGAACGAATCGATCAGGTGCGTCCTGCCGGCTGCGTTGATTCTTGATCTCGGCTTCGGGAGCGCCTTAAGGTCCCGGACGAATGCGTCCGCCGCTACTTCCAGGATCTCATTCGGCTGGTCTGCCATGCTGGCCCACTTGGCCAGCTGCTCTCCTAATTCGACGATTCCCTCGCCGAAGACATCCCATCCCATGTTAATCCCCCAGGATATTCTCCTCCACCTCCAGAGTGAAGAAGGAATGGAAGACCGCCGGAGCTTCTTTGGATTGGACTCTCTCGTGGTAGATGTCCGGATGAAGGCCATGCACATTG